AGAGAACTAGGAACTGGCTCAATAAGTTCCACGAGGTACACAGCATGGACATATCCTACCAGTGTCGATGAGGATGGACCTCCTGATGAAGATATGACCAGGCTCACGGGAACAAATTGGTCCGCGTCAACGCCAGATTGTGTTGCAAACGAAACCGGGTACCAAGGTTGGCTGGAACGTGCTACGTCTACATCCAACGCTACGGCACCCGCCATGGGTGGTTTGAACTGGGAGTCAAAGAGCAGTGGTGCCCCTTCATACCCAGCCCAGACAGGAGAAGTTACCGACCGATAGTATGCCGCAGCTTGTATTATCGTGGTCGGTGCAGTTTCAGTGTACTGATACTGCAATCCCATGGTGACGGATCCTGAGGTGCTCGTTGAGCAAGCTGGGATGTACACCAGCCTCAATTTCCGCCACCGAAACTTGGAGTAGTTTGCCGCCACACCTGATAACCAATTGAGGTTCTGCATGTTGAGTGCTATCAGGTCGGTGCCAAATGCACCAGAAGCAGCAGTTGCAACCTCAAAGAGGATTTCACTGTTGCCCACGACGACAGAATCACCCCGAGTGTTGACCGCTGGCGTTCTGATGTTTCTGAACACTGTGCCAGTGGACATTGGGACTGCAACCGAAGTTGCAGCTCTCCTCTTCATGGGTTCGTTTTCTTGCCTTCTAGCTTGACGTCTTGTGGCATTCCTAGTCTTCGTCATGTGTTGCTACTTTCCAACTGTAATGTACTGGGTCTTAAGCTCTGAGTGGGTATGATCACCGTGTCGTATCGTTGGTTGAGATGCGACAGCAATAAAACTCAGAGCAAGGATAAGAAAGAGGATAACAATCGTGAAGTAAGGCTTGAGATCGATATCTTGGCGGATATCAACGCAGCGGCACATTTTGAATGTGGCGGTGATGTCTAGTAATGCTAAAAGTTGAAATTGTATGTCACCGTGATAGTTTGTTGTTCTGCCACGTTGGTCATACAAGCATTGCCAGATCCCCGCTGCATGTTCTTCTCCTGTTCCACCGCTGAACGTTTAATCCCTCGCATACCACCCGTAGTGTTATCCTGTTTCTTGTCCGACTCAGCACTAGTCTCCGCTCTTTGTGATTGATTAGTGTCCCTGGAAGCCATTGATTAGCTCGTTGCTTGATACTTGGCGCGTATCAAGTGGGACGGGGTCCTCGAGTTGCAAATTAACTGAATCATAGTAATTCTCCAGTTCCATTTGCAAATCAGGAGTAATGCCAAATGCGTTGTAGAAGGACAGTCGGGCAAGGCTAGTGATGGAGCCTTCCGAACGGTTCATCCCTCGTGAATACCAAGCTAATCCCCCCGCAAACGCATTGCATTCCTGAATTCCGGGTTTTACAGTGCCTCCAGCTCGCTTGAGGCAATTGTAAAACGACTGCATAACCGGAATTCCCCCCGTTAGACTCAACCCACAATCTGCTACAGCTGCAAGCCAATTCTGCGCTTCGGTTTTGTTGGTTATGGAGAGCACACACACCACATCTTTAGATATGGAGGTGATTGGATTGCGAACCATGATGTACTTCTCCCCATCAAAAACCACTCGCATTTGGCAGAATTCAACTCGCTCCAGGAT